AGGTAGAAGAGTTATTCAATCAGATTCAACAAGAGTGTAAACCGAGAATAGTTTCGTGGGGTGAATTAAAGAAACTAGGTGAGACACACTTAATGAATACATTTTATTCTTCGATAGATTATGGAATGTCGTTAGCCAAATATGCAGACTCAGAACCATGGCTTGAAGAACCTTTAGATACTATAAATCATAAAAAATCAATTGAGGAAGGTAGACCCCCCACTCAAAATTTTCATGCAAGATTGGAGAACTCGATAGACAATCGTTTCTTTCATGCAAGTAAATGTAGGTGGTTAATAGATGAATGGAAGGAGAATGGTTGGTATTCTTATCCACAAGCATGTGTAAAACCTGATGGACAATTATGGTTTCACCCAGGCTCTATCAGACAATATGCATTACATGCTGGTCATATGGATAGTCAAAACATAGTGTTATGGGACTGTTGGAAAGTGAAGGAGTTAATGCCTCACAAACCTATTATAACATTTGAACAATGGAGAGATATCTTTAAAGTAGATAGAAATCAATGGGTAGAAGCAAAAGGATTTCCTGACTTACCAACACAACAACTGAGTTTAAGTCATATGCCTATGTTAGAATGGCATGTTGATGAAGATAGACCTAAGTTTTATGAAACTGCATATAGAATACAGAAAGAACTGTTTAATTTCAAAAAACCAAAACTAATAGGTGAGTGTGAAGATTCCGTTAAAGACTGTTTTGAAGATAACACTGAGTGTTTAGAAATACATATGAAAAAAGGAATCTTCTATAAACCAATGTTTTTAAGTTTGTTCTCATGGCCTTTTGATAAGAAAGAATGGGAATGTGAAGAATTCTTTATTAGAAAAACCTTTTAAAAGCATAAATAATAGACAATGGCAGGTCTATTTGAAAAATTACAAAACGAATCTCCTTCGGAATTAGAACAAAGGAGTTTCGAATCATTAGAATGGTTCAAAGACAACCTAAGATATGTAAAGGTAAGACCCGACCAAACACTGAGAGAAGGTGAAGTGGTCACTACACTTGAAATAGGTAGAATGTATATGTATTTCTATGAGGCTAAACATAAAAATACATTACCTTACTTTGATAGATTCCCTTTAGTCATACCAGTTAGAAAGTATGCAACTGGATTTATAGGAATCAATTTACATTACATTGCACCTCGTTATAGAGTTTTATTCTTAGAAGAGTTATATGAATATACAAACAATAAAGACTATGACGATACAACTAGATTTAGATTAACATACGAATTACTGAAAGGTGTATCAAGATTGAAGTATTATAAACCATGTTTAAAAGAATATCTCTATGGTCACATTGCAAGTCAATTCAGTTTAGTCCCGTCTCAATATTGGGAAATAGTTGCAATGTTGCCGTCACAACAATTTAACGTTAACGCAAATTCTGTATATGCAGACAGTAGAAGGAAAGTAGTATGAGTGTAGGTATTGGAGAGTTTATATCTTATTTCGATACGGGTGCAAGACCCAATTATTTTGATGTTCAAATCATAGGTGGTGATTCACAAGGTGGTTTTCAATTCAAAACTAATGACGGACATAACTTCCGTTGTATCAATGCAACCTTCCCAGGCGTTGAACTGGGAACTAATGAGGAAGCAACATTTGGAGCTCCTCGTCAAATCCCTAATGGAACAGTTAGTTATGACGGTGGACTTGCATTAACATTCTTATGTGACACTTTCTTCTACGATAGAATTCTTATCGATGCATGGCAACGTATGATATTTGAAGGTTCACCTGCGAACAGTTCACATAGTAGAGAGAGGGGAACAAAATTTCAACCAGTCATGAGATACTTAGACGATTACACTGGAACTATCAATGTTGCACAATTAAGTCAAGGTGGAAAGCAAAGAATGTTATACGAATTTCAAGATGTATATCCAGTATCATATTCAGAACAATCAGTTGCAAGTTCAAACGAAGCAGGTGGAATTATGGAGTTTGAAGTCACATTTGAATACAAAAACTTTGAAGTTTCATATCCAAGTGACGAGGACGAAGTAAGAACAATAGAACCAATGGACAATGGTGCAAAACAAGACCCATTAGGAAAAGGAAGTATTTTAGGTGCAACAATGGATACACTCAAAGTATTGTCTAGGTTCAATCCAAAGGCTGGAGAATACCTAAATAAAGTAAGTGGTCTTGAAGGTCAAATTACACGTGGTAAGAATATCAGTAGAAAAATTGGTGGTCTTCCCATAGGTGGTGGTGATAATTAAGAATTAATTAATAAAGTGAGGATAATATAATGGCATTACCAATACAGTCGACACCGACTTATAGAACAGTTTTACCAGTGAGTGGACAAGATATAGAGTATCGTCCATTTCTAGTAAAAGAACAGAACATTTTAGTTCAAGCTAAAGAAGGTGCAGACGCAAAACAGACTATGCAATCTGTTAAAAAATTGCTACAAGCAGTGACCAATGAGAAAGTGGTTATTGAGGAATTACCAACTACGGACTTGGAATGGTTATTCATTCAAGTAAGAAAAGTATCTGTAGGAGAAACATCAAAATTAATGTTTCCATGTGTCAATAGAGAGTGTCCGAATACAAAAGACGTGACACTTAATTTAGATTCTATTGAACCTGAAGGTGAAATTCCTGAAGACTATACTGTCATGATTACTGACAAAGTGGGTTTAACATTAAGTATACCTACTGTTGCTGGAGTTGAGAAGGTCGCAGACTTAACAGAAGAAGCACAAACAGTAGAACTTATTAAAGAGTCCATAGTAAACATTTTTGACGAAGAGAATGTTTATGAAGGTGCAGATTTGACTAAAACAGAACGAGACGAATTTGTGGAATCATTAACTTTCCCTCAGTTGGAACTTTTAGGAAATTGGTTTGATACACTTCCTAAATTAACAACTAGTTTAGATTGGGATTGTGATGAATGCGGAACGAGGAACGAACAGAAGTTAGAAGGAATTCAGAATTTTTTTTAATAGCTCTTTCTCATGAAAGTGTGTTTAATCATTATAACACTAACTTTCAATTAATGCAACACCACAAGTATTCATTGACTGAATTAGACAATATGATACCTTGGGAAAGAGAGATTTACATTAAACTGTTAATGCAACATCTCAAAGAAGAGAAGTCTAGACAAGAGGCAGAAAATGCTAAAATGAAAAGACGATAATTTAACAACATAATAAGGACACAAATTATGGCGGACACAATCATAAAGGAAAACAATACGACTAACGAAGTCGAAATTTCCTTAGACAAATACATGAAACTTATCGACCAGTTAGACGAACAGGAAGATAAGATTAAGGAAATGCAAGAAGAGGCCAAGAAAGCTAGGTCACAACTTGCACCACCTAAAAGAAAATTCATGGATTTGTTCTTAGACGACAATGATATAAATGAGAAATCAATTATTGGTTTTATCTCATTTGCATTAATGACTGTATTCGGTATTTGTGATTTGGTCACTGCATTCGCAGGTAAAGACCTTGTAATCTCAGATACTATTTACACTTCATTTGTCGTTGTGACACTAGGTGCATTTGGTATTAGTGAAGCAGGAAAAGCCTTCGGCGGAAAATAGGAACGTATAAATGGCAACTGGCGACGATAAGTTAATTAGAGAACAACGAGAAGATTTTGCAAAAGAAATCCAAGCGGTTAATGCAAAACTGAAGCCTGGATTTCAGAAAATCATTAAAGACTTAGAAGAAGTCTCTCCACAAGTTGCCAAAATAACAGCAGACTTTAGGGAATCCAGTAAGGATACCTTTACGGGTGCGTTGGCAACTAAGAAGTTAAAAAATCTCAGTGGTCTTGTCGACAAATATATGAAAGACGGTGCAGAAGCACTTAACCCCAAAGAATTAAAACTACTCGAGAAAAACTTCTCACAAGAAGTTAATGGTGTGACTAAAGCCTTCGACTTTGAAGGTATGAGACAGGCACAGATGGAATTCAACGAAACCCAAGACAAGATACAAGAACTTGAAGACGGGAAACAAGCAAGACTAGAAAAGTCATTGAAAAGTAATAATGTTCTTGCTAAGTTTGATAGAGATATTGAAGAAGCACGTTCCAAGTCATTTGGATTACAAGGTGCAGCCTTAGAAGCAAACACCAAACTTGTTGAAGATTTACAAAGAGAAAGAAAAGAAGCTGCAGATAAAATGACTGCAGCCTTTGATAGAGAAATTGCAGCCGAAAGAAATATCTTAGAAGAAAGAAGTGAAGCACTTTCTGTGACTACAGATGCATATAAAGAAGGTTTAGAAAGAGCAACTAAATTCGAAGGTATGGAGAAGTTTAGTAGTGGTATCGATGAACTATTTGGTGTCGATATACTTGGTTTTGCAGATACAGTCACTAAGAAAGTAAATGCAATCGGTGACGTTATGGGTTCTATTGGTGATGCACTTGGTGGTGGATTCAAAGGAATGAAGGACAAGGTTGGAAATTTCTTTGGTGGAATGAAAGACATGTTCGGAAAGAAATCACCTGTTGCAGACATTAAAGATTCTCCTGTCGGTGGTGCAGTCAAAGATAAAGCAGCTGGTATGGCAAAAGGAATGTCTACTGAAGCTGCAGATAAGTCAACTGGTATCACAAAGAAAGCAGGAAAGAGTGGTGGTTTCTTAGGTTCTATTGCAAACGGAGTCAAAAAATTTGGTGACTCTAAAGTATTAAAAGGTGCATTAACACTTGCTATACTTGGTGGAACAGTAGGACTTCTTGCAATAGGACTAAAACAATTTACTGGACTAGACTTCAAAACTATGTTAAAAGGTTTTGTTGCACTTGGTGCTTTAATAATGTTTGCAAGACTTATCGGTAAAGCAACATTCGGAATTCTTAGAGGTGCTCTTGCAATCGGTGTATTAGGTGCAGCCTTAATTCCATTTGCATTTGCACTTAACTTGATGAAAGACGCAGGTTTAGGAACTATACTAACCATTGCAGTTGGACTTACTGCACTAGGTGTTGCAGCTGCAATATTGGGTGGTATGCTTCCAGTAATGTTATTAGGTTCCGTTGCAATCGCAGCCTTAGGTGCAGCTCTGATTCCATTTGCATATGCAGCTCAACTAGCTGCTGGTGCATTCAGTATGTTTATTGGTGACGTTATAAAGATTAGTTTAGTTGACGGTGCAAACTTAATCTTAGTTGGTGCTGGATTAGCAGCGATTGGTGCTGGTCTAGTTGCAATGACTGGTGGTAGTCTATTAGGAAGTCTAATGGAAGGTATCGGAAGTCTATTCGGTGCAAAATCTCCTATGGAGAAGGTCACTGACTTTGCAAAAGGTTTACAAGACGTAGACATGACAAAGATATCTCAACTAGGAGTTGCATTCAAAAATCTTAGTAATGCAAAAGACGCTATTGAGTTATTTAATAATGTTGATGCAAAAGCAAAAGGTTTAAAAAGATTTACAGAATCAATAGACGAACTTTCAGAAGCACTTATCAGATTAGAAGAAGGTGCTCCTAAGAAGAAAGGTTGGTGGGATTCAATGGTTCAGTTAGCTGGTAAACTAATGGGAACCACTGAAGGACAAAGAGTAGAAGAACAAATTACACAATCTGAAGATAGATTAGTTAAGAAACAACAAGTCCAAATAGACCCAACTGGTGTTAACGGCCCTGTATCAGATAGTGCAATGTCATGGAAAATGTGGGAAACCAAACAAAAACTTCTTGCAGATAGAGCAGAAGCATTCCCCGAACATGAAAAAATGCGTCAAGAATTTTATAATAAAAAGAATAACAGTGGTAAAGAAATTGCAGAGGTTCAAGCAGAAGAGGTTAGATTATCTAGACTGCAAAATCAAATGTTAGAACACAATATTGTTGCAAGACAAAAATTTGGAATACCACATTTATATTCACCCGAAGAAATTGCATCTGCTGGTGTTCAAGATACTGGTGGTGCTGTTAAGAATGCAAGACAAGAAGTGTCTGCAAGTGCTGGAACGGGTAATCAAATTGCAATGGCAAGTAATCAGAACATTGTCAATCAAGGAAGAACATACAATAACCTAAACAAACCACAAACTAACAATGACGATTATTCAGTCTATAAGTTTGGTGGTGCAATGGGTATTGATAATGACGACTTCTAGTCTATTCCTTCCATTCTAATTTATGTTTTAAGTGTCTAGGGATAGCCTTAGTCTTATCTTTGTGGACTTGGGTATGTCCATGGGTAGGTGTTTCTTTACGAACACTGACATTGGGTTTTGGTTTGCCAAAGATTTTCTCCCAGTTATCTGAGTAAAGTTCTTCGTTTGAGTTCCGTCTTTTGGAACCCTTTCCTCCATGCCATTGTGTCATAATTCATTATAGTAGTGGTGGTTGATAATTCCAGTAAATGTATACTGCAGCTATTACACCTAGTATCCCTATCAATGCAGAGATAACAAATTGTTTGATAATTCTCTTCTCTCTTTTAGTTCTCATCTAATTCTTATATTTCTATAACCAGCTTGTTCAGCTCTTTTCTTATCAAGTTTTTTCTTTCTCTTTAAATCTTGATTCCTTTGATTCCTTAAATCATTCGCTTTGACATGATACTTTCTATCGCGACATTCTTGAACAATACCTTTTTTCTCACATTCCTTTTTAAATCTTCTTAGCATTCTGTCGAAAGGTTCGACATTCTTATTCTTTGGGTTAACTCTTGGTTCTACGTATGGCATATTATTTGAAAAACTGTTCTAAGGATTCCTCTCTGTTTTTAATTTTATCTGAACTATATTCTAGTTCTCCTTCTTTACGAAACACTAGGACAAATTCATGAACCTTTGCAGTGTATCTTTTACTTGCACACTTACCTGCTTGTAAGGCTGCAAATATAGTGTCGTTCTTCATTACAATTATATCATGTAATTTGAGACCCGACTTAGTAAACATATTTATGGTATCAGAATGAAACGGAATATACTTCCCGTCTTTTCTCCAATCACCACAAACCCAAACAGCAAAACCGCCTGGCTTTAAAACTCTCTCTATGTTATCTCCACAAACTTGTATCCTTTCACAAAAGTCTTCATACTTTCGTAGGTCGGATAATTGACCTTCTGCACTTTCGTATCTTTCGATATCACCATATGGTGGACAAGTCATAACTAAGTTTGCAGATTCATCGGGTGTTGATTTCATTTCACACCCGTCTTCTTCATAAATGGTTGCACCAAGTTCATGTCTGTCTAACTCGTGTCTAACTCTATCGACTGTTTCAGAAGATACATCATAACCATAATAGTTTCTTCCTAAAGATTGTGATACGAATGCACGTGTCAATCTTCCAGCAAAAGGGTCAACGATTGTATCACCAACCATAGACCAGTATTGAACAATGTTCTCACATAAACCAGCATGAAACTCTGACATCATTAAACCATTAGGAAGACGAGGACAAACTCCTCTCTTTTCTTCGTATGCAGTTAAGTATGCATCGTCCCAATTGTTCTTAGATGATTTAGTAGGTGTTATAACTGACTGAGGGTTCCAACCAAACTGGTCGATAACCCTTTCGTTTTCATTCCATGGTAGAATGTTTTTATAATATTCACTTTTCATAATAATCTTAAAAGTGTGAAGTCACCCCACGCCTTACAGCAACCCGTTCTTCACCGACCAACTCCGCATCGTAATGATGATGTTGACCTTTCCCTTACTAAGCACCCCCTTCATTTCCACGGTCTTAGTGTTGTGGTTGTCTCTATTCACGGACACATTGTAAAATAAACAACCACCCCTAATTAGAAATTAACTATCTGAAGCTAATTTCTTAAAGTAATCCATCGCGTCGTCTTCTTCCACTTGTGGTGAAGATTCTGCTGATGCGATTACAGGTTCTTCTGCAACACTTTCAGTGTTAACATTAGACCAAGGCACTTCGTCTAGGTCTTCTGCTATTGACTCTGCAGTTGCATTAGATACGTTCCCAGTCAATCCAAGAACTCTATCGAGTTTCTCTTTGAGTTCATCATATGTTCTGAACTCACTAGGTGCAATCACTTCTTGCAATGAATAGGTAGAGTTATTTATCTCATTTAACCTATCTTCATCGTCAAAAAGTGGTGAAGGTGAATCGAACTCTGATTTATCATAGTTCCAGTATCCGTCTACTTTTCTGATTTTGATTTTGAAGTTTGCACCTTCTCCTCTTAAATCAAAAGGATTGATTGCTTGTTCGTCTTCAAAAGCAGGTGATATTGCTTCTTTGAGTTGTTCAAAGATTTTTTTACCGTATCTGTATTTAAATACTTTTCCTTCGTTATCGGGATTTTTTGGGTCTGAGATAACATAGACATTAGACACATAATGTAAACGTCTTTTCTGTTTACGTGCAATTTCTTTGTTAGCTTCAATCCCAGTATTCCATAACTGAGAATTGTATTCTGAGACAGGGTCTTGTTTATTGAGGGTAGTCAAAGACTTCTCAATATACCAGCCACCTGGCCCTTGGAACCCGTGGTCGAAATATGATACCCAAGGCATTTCTTCGTTTTCGGGAGTTGGTAAGAAACGAACTACTGCATAACCATTACCTGTTTTATCAAGTTCAGGCTTCCACATAGTATCGTCTGAGTAGGATTTTTTTGCACCTTCTGTAGGTGAAGCAGTTTCCATGGCTGCTCTTAGTTTATCTAATGATGTCGACATTGTATTCTCCTATTGTATCGCATTGTTTAGCATTTTATCATGTATAAGAACCGTAGTTCCTATACTCCTATTATAGTGTATCAATGATAATCCTACAAGAGGGTTTTTCAAAGATACCTCATATTTATATAATTTAAAATCTTAGGATTTGATTTTTTATACATACTAGTGTATGTTCCTTGAAACGCTTCTATATACATAAATCAATCAATACCTCTTTATACTTCTTATAATCAACACTTATAAAACTCTTATACTTGTTAATCTTATTCTGTATATCGGGGTAGACGAGGGTCTCGGAAATTGATTTTTCCCAGTCCTTTGTAAATCCTATAATCTCGTCCATTATACAAATCGTTTCGAGGGATATCTTTTTACCCATAAACTCTTTGAGTAGTATAGGGTGTTGTCCGTTCTTCACTTCTAACACTTTATTGATATTCCTCTTACGAAGTAAATCAGATACTTCCGTTTCAAATAGATACGATAGTTTCTGATTTCTATTCTTCCAGTCTTTATAGACTTTAACACACTCATTATCAAGTAAGTCTCCAGCCCATAAATCTTTCAGAGACAAGTTTGCAATGTAAAAGTCTTGCAATTCTTGTTTGTGGGTTTTGAACAATTTACCAAAGTGGTATTTGTCCTTACGTTTTAGAAAAGAATTGATATCACTTTTCACTTTACCATTGTATTTTATAAAGTCATAATCCTTAGAATGGAAATGCAACTTTATTCCAAGGTAAAGTGTATAAGCGTCGTATCCTTCTCTACTCGTCATTAAGTGATTATCTTTTTCTCTGCTGGAACTTCGATACCACTTACTGCAGTTCTATGTGCTTCTGCCACTTGGTCATTACACTTAGCAATAAAAACATATGAACCGAATATCATTTCAGTTGGATTCACTTCACCTGTCACTGCAACACCTTTAGAGAAACCCATTCCTCCTTCGGGTGTGTTGACAATCATTTTGGGGTTTGCAAGTGTCACTGGTTTACTAGAAACCAACTCACCAACATACTCACCACTTGTAGCAACTACTGCTACTATATCACCTTTCTTCATAACATCTCCCTTAAAGGATTCCAACTATAATTGCAAGTGGAAAGTGTTCTAGTCCCACCTTGACTTGCTATATAATTGCATAACTTAATCATTTCTCTATCTGTTAATTGATTTAGATATTTGTTTAGGTCTGCTACTACTGCGACTCTGTCACCTTTTGCCAGCTCTTTTTCTATTTCTTTCTTCATAATTACTCCTAATCTGAAAAGAATGAGGTTATACTTCCTTTAGAATTATTACCTCGGTTAATTAAATTTAAACCAGCGGCTTCTGCTTCCAGTTTATCTTTGAGAGGTTGTGTTAACAATCTCTTTGCACTTTCGGGTTCGATATTGTTTAACTCACAAACCTTTACGATTGCAGACATGATATCTGCACCTCGTCCTTTGACTAATAGTTTTTCAACTTGTTCAGAAAACTCTTTTCTTGATATCATTTTAAAACCTCAAGTTATATCTGTTTTCGGGGTCAACCTCATCTACCTGTAATGGTAAACCAAAGAAGTGTTCACAATCCCATGAGTCATAGTTGTTTTCCCATAACCAATCATGTCCTTCTTCTTCAAGTTGTTCTTGCATTTCGTCTTCGTCTGCATCACTTCCTTCTGCAAGGTGGATATAATAATCACGTCCACACTCGTCAAAGGATTCTATGAATTCATTCTCTTCGAACTCACATGGTTCCATATCACCAGTTGCGTCTTCTGACATATAAGCTTCTAAGGTTTCCTTTTCTTCTTCGTTAGTCACTTTTATGATATATGCACCACTTCTCCAAAGTGCTTCAATGACAACTCTGTCTTCACTATCATTGTTCTTAAACACTTCACGTTCTGTATACGACTTTTTAAATTTAGGATATATCGTATATTCCTTTCCGACTTCAATTTCCATTACATATCTCCATACTCTAAGTTGTCTCTCCAATCCCTAACTATACTATAGTATGCATAGTAAGTTGGACTAGTGTCATGAACACCAAGACCACCCTTTGCATAATCTGTTTCTAGATATTCGATAAGGTGTTCTGCTTGTTCTAACACTTCTTCTGTCACATCTTCATCACTATCGATTGAGAGATACTCCAATAGTGTGTCGTATGCATTATCGTATGCTTGGGATTCTATCCACTCGTCACCTTTAGAGATTATCTTATTCCAATTGAAATCTCCGTTTAAATTAAATTCTTTCACTTCACTCATATTATACTCCATAAACATTTGTGTATCGTTTTCTTAAATCCACCAACTCGTCTATGTAGTCTAATGGATTCCCATAAAAAATTTGAAAGGCATTTTGTCCTTCCACCCCAACTAGTGCAACCAATTCATCTATCGCTTGACCAGTAAGTTCTTCAACCATTAATGCATATGCAGTCATTTGAATGAACCATGGTTTAGTCATGTATTCTTCTTTGTATTTTCCACTAGACTTGAAATCAATAATACAAAGATTCCCGTCTAACATACCAACACAATCAACACGACCAGCCATTTTTAGATTAGGACTCCATAGTGGAGCTTCTAATGCAAGAGGAACAATTTCATCTAACACTGGTTGAACTGCTTTGAACATTCCTTCTTGTAGAATGTTATCAAATTCTATAATATCTTTTTCTTGTCTGAGGTAGTCTTCTATGTTTTGGTGAAATTTAGTTCCACGTTTTGCAGCTTGACTGGATACTTTATTTGCTTCTTCTTCACCTACACGTTCTCTCCATAACTTGATATGGTCACGTGTTAATAGACTTGTGACTGTTGTGACACTTGGATATCTTTCACCGTTATCATCTACATAGAATCTTTTACCGTCTTCTTGTATTGTGTTTAGTTTGATATTCTCTAAATCAGTGATATCCATTGTTTGTAATCTTAATTGTGTCATAGTTTATTTTACTTCTTTCTTGACTGTATGTCAATATGCTTTTGTATAGTATCTCTAGTCTTAACTTCTTTTGCAGACTTTCGATGATACCTCTCACCTAATGGTGTGTCGATATTGTTAGAAGCAATCTTGGACATTACTTCATTGAATCCACTATCGGGTTTGACTCTATCTCCAGTTCCACCAATTGTATCGGGTGCAGATAGAATAACTTGTTTGAGGTGTGGGTTGTCTTCTTTGAATTGGTCTAACTTTGTATAGGACATAATTCGTTCTTCTATACAACCAGTGTCCTCGTTTTTAAATGTGTAAGTCGGCATTATATATTTCTATCCATGATACGTTTCTCTACAATCTCTTTAACTTTCTTTTCTGAATACCAAAGACTACTGAACAATGATTCAGTTCCGTCTTCCCATTCAACGAAATATCTTTTATAACCGAAGGGTCTCTCAGAAAAGATTCTGATATCCCCATAACTTTCAACTAATACTCTCATGACATAAAACTCGGAACTGGTCTATCAGTCCACTTTGCAAATTCTTTTTTGTAGATTGCATAGTATTTATGGTATGCAGATAAAGTGTCATTTTCAACTTTGACATCTTCAGGCATACACTGAGGTGGTTCTGACCATTGACCTTCTTGAATATTATCAGGCAAGTGACTTAGTATCTCTCTGAGTTTAGTATCAGTTAAGTGTATCTTCTCATAACGATAAGTGTATTCGTCACATAGTGCAGTGAACATATCATATGCATATCGATACTGACAAGAGTTCTCTCTGACCCAACGTGTAGAGGGGTGATTGATATGAGAGGCTTTATATAAGATACCTTCTCTATCGGGGTCTAGTTCCCACCTTTGAATTCTACGTCCACTAGAGGAATCAGTGTATTGAGTTCCGTCTAACATTCTATGTGCAGTGGATAACATTTGTGCATACTCGATAATCATTTTGACTACGTGTTTGTCACAATGCAGTTCTGCACTAATCCATGGGTCTTCGTCTAAGTAAAATAAATTCATAATTGTTTAATATCCCTTAAGACAGCTTCCACTTTAGTCCATGAAAGGTGTCCAATAACATCTTCAGTGATACCACTAGTATAACACAAATCTTCTCCATTGAGAACCGCTAATTCCCATAAACCGTTTTTACCACCGTATGAAAAATCGTGTTTCACCACACTTGCACCATAACC